GTCACCCATCGCGGCGCGGAAGATCGTGGCGCCGATTAGATTGCAGTAAGCCTTATAGGTAGGGGTCTGTATGACCGCTTCGATCTTATCCAGGACGCTCATCTGTCTCTCCGTTGCTTCGTAGCGTGGAGGGACTATAACCAGCACGGTAACAGGTGTCAATACCAGAATGGTAATAGGCGCAAAAATATTTATACGCCACTACCCGAGGCGGGTATACGATTTTGGTTTAACGCAGGTTAAGAATTATTCAGGCGGCTTATGAGATATCGGGTCCTGCGACTGCAGGATGTCCAGTACACGGACGTCCGTGATCAGGTCCGTGACCGGCTCAAACCCTGATTGGGCGCTACGGCCTGAAGCTCGAGGAGCAGTTTTACGGCAGTGCGGCGGTCATCGGTGGCGTTCCTATACGCCTGGATGAGAGCGGACTCTTCGTCCGATGGGTGTATGTGATCCATCCAACCCTTCTCCAATTTGTAGTTTTTCTCTACGTCCCGGGCCACTTCTGGGCCGATCTGCTTGGTTCCCCGAAGCCAGCGGTTCACCAGATTAGGCTCGATTCCTAAATCCCGTCCCATGGCTGATTGATTGCCTTCGTGGCGCTGTACACACAGCTGCTGCAGGTTTTTCCTGCGGGTGGAATAAACGTCCTCCATCCGTAAATCGTGGAGGCTATTACCATTTAGCGAAATGAGCGTTCCGGTAATAGCTGCTTGCGGTCCTATTACCATGGTGGTTATACTTCCAGGCATGGATCTTCGAAAGTTCCTCGATGCAATGAAGCCCGCCGAGCGACGCGAGTTCGCCGCCCGATGTGGAACGACTGCCAATTACCTGGCGCAACTGCACTACGGCATCAAGCCGCCGGGGCCTGCGATGGCCAAAACGCTACATGAGCAAAGTGGTCGCCGCATCCCTCTGGAATCGTTACGCCCCGATATTTGGGGCCAGTCGTCCACTCGTAATTAGTCTTGTTACTGACATGGTAACAAACAAGGAGTCGATCGCAAGCGCAAGGCAACATAACTCCCTAGATCATTTGGACTCCTTAGGAGTCGTCAGCTTCAGCACGGAGCTGGCGCCGCGATGGGGAGAAACATCGGTGAGCCGCCAGCAGAAAAAGACAACGAGAGCGATGCTGCCGAGCAGGGATAGGACAAGAATCGCTTTTTTCGCCATCACGTTCCCTGTGTTTAGTTGTTATGGGAGCAGTGTAACGCTTCCCATCGGCTGGGGGCACCCTTCATGACGCAGATAGACCTGATCCAGGAATGTCTGCGCCAGGCCACTTTCGATGGAATCACCTACGACCCGAAGCTGGACTACCAGCGTCTGAGCGGTCAGCTCAAGCGGGTATTTGGAGTGATGTGTAAAGGGGGCTGGTACACGCTCGGAGAGATCGCCGCACACACCGGCGATAGTTCCGAAGCCGCTATCAGTGCCCGTCTGAGAGACCTTCGCAAGCCCAAGTTTGGTGGATTCATCATCGAGCGTCGTCGTCGTGGCGAAGCTCGTAAGGGCTTGTGGGAATACCGATTGGAGTGGAAATGAAAAACCCCCGGTGGAGGAAAGCCATCCGGGGGTTCTGGTGTCGTCTATCAACGTGCAATCCGCGATAGGCATTCTCTATCAGTTTTGATCGGCTTTCAAGGTGGCGACCGGAATACGTTTGGTTGGACGCAATGTCGTCCCTGTCGATGGAGCTAGGTAACTAGACACCAAAGGCTGAATTCCAGGCTCTGCTGACCCAATTGCATCCTGGTCGTAGTGGAACCCCGCAAGGGGCGCTGAACAGGCGAGGGCACCTGAGTACCGTCAGTGGATAGATCCAGACGGGAAAGGGGTTGGAGTTTGTCCGGAGTATTTGATGAGCAGCGAATTTGATCGAGAAGCTTCCATGAAATCCAACAATCCCCACAGACAGCATGGCACCTCGCTTCGAGCAAAGCGCTCCGGATGCGCCAGTAACAGTTTGATCAGGGCCTCCATGTCGGCAATGTTAGCAAGGATCGTGCCATGAGTCGTGAAATGCCTTATCAGCCGATGAAAGGCCCTCAAAAAGAGGTCTCTCAAGCAGACATGCTGGCCATTCTGGAGAAACATGCCAAAAGAACAAGTCACGCTTCCCTCGCGAAGGTTGAGGCAGTGGTGGAAAACACTTCGCCTGCTCGCGTGCTCCCAAGTCTCGAATGGGAAAAACCCGCCAAGGGAGCCACGGGAGTCAAAACCACCTGCGGTCGTTACTCCTGCTCCAAAGTCACTGTCAGTGGAAAGACCACGTATGAAGTCTGGCGACTCGTACCCGACCATTGGTTCAGACAGATTGCGATAGGCCTGGAGAGCTTTGAGAAAGCCCAGGAAGCAGCCAATGCGCATTTGCGCAAGGTGAGCACGTGAGGCGCCTGGGTCGCAGAGCCAGAAGCCCCTGGAAGTCCTCTGATTGGTTCAAGGAATGGCAGCAACGCGGACCGCAGGCACCCACACCCGAACAACTCATACGCCGTAACGAGATCGAACGATTCCGCCTCGTGCTCGCTCACAAGGAACCCAAGTCATGAACCTGCACTGGACCGAAGAGCAACTGCGTGAGGTGCTGCGCCGGCAGGACCCGCGCAATATCTCCCCGGAGCGCAAAGTGGAGATTGCCCGTCTCGGCGGTCATGCCCGTCAGGCGAAGTATCGCAACATCCCCGTCGAAGTGGACGGCCGTAAGTTCCCCAGCAAGAAGCAAGCTGACTACTACAAACAGCTTGTATTGTTGAAGGCGGCGGGGGAGATTCGGGGATTTGCGTGTGAAGTCACCATTCCCTTACCCAGTGGTAAGCGATCGCTGCGAATCGACTTCATGCGAATCGAGAATGATTTATCCATTCGCTGGATTGACACGAAAGGGATGGTTACGAAGGATTGGGCGGTGAAGCGTGACGAGCTTCAACATTCCCTCGGCATCACCGTAGAGACCGTATGAACCGCTGGTACCTGCTGCGCACCAAGACCAATGCCGAGCAACAAAGCTATGACCACCTTGAGCAACAAGGATACGAAGCCTATTTCCCTCGATGGATCAAACGGGTTAGGCGACTCGACCAACGTACGGTTACTGTCGTTCCACTGTTCCCCAGTTACCTATTTGTTGCAATTCGATGCGGAGAACAATCGCTTCATCCCGTTCGGTCCACCCGTGGAGTGCTATCCGTTGTGCGGTTTGGGGAGGATTACGCAGTCGTACCCCCGCGGGTTATCGAACAGCTCAAGAGACGTGCGGACGCTCGCGGTTTACACTCAGGCCCTCAAACATGGCCGAAACGAAATGATCGTGTCCGAGTGAAAGAAGGACCCTTCGAAGGTGTTGAAGCGATCTTCGTCCGCGAGTGTGGGGAAGCTCGCGTACTCGTTCTGCTTGATATCCTGGGTCAGGAGCGATCGATTCAACTTCCGGAACACGTCATAGAATTGAAGAGTGCCTCTTGAACTTTTCCAACATCTGCATTAGGTTCCGCTTCCGGTAGCCTTGCGTTGCAGGGCGGCAGCCACTCTTATGGCCAAAGCAACATCCCTCGCCGAGCTTATGGGCGCCAAGGCACCCAAGAAACAGAGTTATGAGCAGTACCGCGCGACCAAACAGAAGCCCAAAGCGAAGTGACCCTCCCGTTTGAACGGAAAATTGTCGATATTGTCGCTCCCGGGGAAACGCTCCGGATGCTCCGCGACAACATTCTGCTCGAACCCATCGACTGGCAACCCAGTCACGTCATCGACCTCGTCCGCTTCGGCAGACCCTTACGCGGAATCGTCAAAGCCATCGGTCCCGGTTGCTATCAGAAACGCTGGCGCTACACCACGACCAAGGAAGGTAACCGTCAACGCTGCGGCTACCAGGACACCCTGACCTTCGTGCCCACCGAAGTGAAACCCGGGGATATCGTAGAACTCGGGGGACTCAACGTATTCGATGGCCAGGGCTATCAATTCCAGGACGTGATGATCGAGGGCAAGACGCACCTCATTTGTCGAGAAGCGGATGTGTGTGGAGTAGCCGATGGCTCGCCCGCGTGAATGGGACCGAGAAGCACTCTGTGAAGAGTTCTTTCAATACGTTGAAAACACAGATATTCCCATCGTTGCTGAGTTCGCCTATACCCGAGGTATCAGTCGCGACCAGCTCTATGCAATGGAAGAATTATCCGACGCTCTAAAAGCGTGCATCGCCAAGAAAGAATTCGCGCTGGAGTCCAAAGCACTCAAGGGCGATGTGAACTGCACCATGGCGATCTTCAGTTTGAAGCAACTGGGCTGGAAGGACGTACAACAGCGTGAACATTCCGGCGCCACGTCCATCACGATCACCAATACCGACGCCGACCTTTAGTCTCACGCCCAAACAGGAGGAGGCTAACCGACTCCTCGCAAGCCCCGCTCAGCACATCATGCTGTTCGGAGGCAGCCGATCGGGAAAGACCTTCCTTATCGTGCGGGCTATCTGTGTACGCGCTCTCAAGGCTTCCGGAAGCCGTCACGTCTCATTGCGTTACCGGTTGGGACACATCAAGAGCAGCATCGTGCTCGACACCTTTCCCAAGGTGATGAAGCTATGTTTTCCCGACACACCGTACGAGCTGAACAAGACAGACCTCTATGCCCAGTTTCCGAATGGCAGTGAATACTGGTTTGGGGGATTGGACGACAAGGAACGCACTGAGAAGATCCTGGGCAATGAATACGCCACGATTCATCTCAATGAGTGCAGTCAGATTCCGTGGAGCTCTCGCAACATTGCAGTGACTCGGCTTGCGCAGTTGGTACACGAGAACATTCGAGACCAGCGCGCGCTACCGCTGAAGATGTATTACGACGAGAACCCCCCGGACAAAGGGCATTGGAGCTACAAAGTCTTCAAGTCCAAGGTGGATCCGGAGACCAAGAAGCCCCTGGAAGAACCGGAACGTTACGCCTCGATGCAGCTCAACCCCGGGGATAACCAGGCCAATCTGGGGGCGGATTACTTAAAGACGCTACAGGGGCTGTCAGCCCGACTGCGCAAGCGATTTCTGGATGGGGAGTTTCGTGAGTCAGCGCCGAATGCGCTCTTTGTCGATGAAATCCTCGAACGCTGGCGGGTCATCAACGATGATTTGCCGGATATGGTCCGGGTGGTTGTCGCCGTCGATCCTTCCGGAGCCGACGACACCGACAATATCGATAACGATGAGATCGGAATCATCGTCGCCGGTCTCGGAACAGATGGTGTTGGCTACGTACTCGAGGACTGCACCTGCAAAGCAGGCCCTGCGACGTGGGGGAAAGTCGCCACTCAGGCTTTCGAACGCCATCAGGCAAATACTGTCCTCGCGGAAGTGAACTTCGGCGGGGCGATGGTGAGAAACGTCATCCAATCCGCCCGCCCACGGACGCCTTTCAAAGCCGTTACCGCGAGTCGTGGTAAGGCTGTGCGAGCTGAGCCTGTGTCCAGCTTGATGGAGACCGGTCGCGTTCGGTTGGTGGGCAATCACCCGCAGTTGGAGGATGAGCTGTATGGCTTCACCACGCACGGCTTCATGGGTGAAACCAGTCCGAACAGGGCCGATGCCATGGTCTGGGCCATCTCTGACTTCTGCCTGAGATTGTGACCCCGCTAGAGCCGGCTAGGCCCCTTCCACCGCGACCCAAGCAATGGGGATTCTGATTATGCACGTTCATGCGAATAAAATAGGCCAGGGTGCATAGAATGAAGTCAAACCCCGGGCGCACGCCTGACTCTATGCGCATATGAAGGAAGATCAGCGCGATCGATACGCCCAAACAGACAAGGAGATCTACGAGGAAGCTCGGGACTTCCTGCGCCTGTGTGAGGACTTCGAGAGCGACAATCGCAAACGCGGGCTAGAAGCCGAACGCTTCCGTGGTAAAGGGGGTAAGCCCGAGCAGTGGCCGCAGACGCTCTACAAAGAGCGTGAGGTCGATGGGCGGTTGTCTTTGACCATCAACCACTGCGATATGTTTGTGACGCGGGTCGAGAATGCCATCAAGCAGCAGCGACCGCGGATCAAGTGCCACCCCGTGGGGGAGCAGGCCACAGTGGATAAGGCGGACCTGATCAACGGACTCACCAGACACGTTGAGAACCGCTCCCAGGCCAGTATTGCCTATGACGCGGCCGTTTCTTCCGCCCTGACCATTGGCTGGGGCTATTTTCGGATCATCCCGGAGTGGGTGGACGAACGCAGCATGGACCAGGAGCTGCGGATCGTCCCGATCCTGAACACCTACACGGTCTATCGCGACCCTAACAGCGTGTTACCGGATGGGTCTGATTCCATGCGCTATCTCATCACGCGCAAGCAGACCCGAAAGGAGTACAAGCTCGAGAACCCCGGCGAACCCATCGTCGATTGGGTGCCGGGTTCTTTGGGGGATGATCTGAACTGGGAGAGCTCGGACAGCATTCGCCTGGCTGAGTATTACCGGATCGTCACCAAGCCCGAAAAGCTCTACAAGATGAAGGACGGGACGACCCGTTTCGAGCGCGATTTCGCTCCGGGTGTTCTCAAACAAGCGTTGAAAGAGCCCGAAAAGCATGGGTTTCACGTGGAACGCGATGGCTCCGTGGTCGAACGCCAGAGCAGCTACCGCGAAGTGCAGTGGTTCAAGCTGAATGGCAACAAGGTCGTAGACAGGCGGGAGTATCCGCCCGAGCACATCAAACACATCCCCATTGTGGCTGTCGAGGGCAATTCCTCGAGTATTGGGGGCAAGCGCTGTTTCTCCGGGATGGTGGAGAACCTGATGGAGCCGGCGCGCATGGTCAACTACTGGGAGACCATGAAGACCGAACGCCTGGCACTCGCACCCAAAGCGGAGTGGGTGGCCTACGAAGGAGTGATTGAAGGGCACAACGAATGGATTGATGCGAACCGCAAGAGCTATTCGGTGCTGGTGGGTAAAGCGGTTCGGGGCCCAAATGATGAATTGCTGCCGCTACCGGTCAAACAGCAACCGGCTCCCGTGGAAGCGGGCATGTCAGAAGCCATGCAAAGTGCCTATACCGCGCTCATGGCCATGGCGGGTCAACCGCATGAACCGGGACAGGATGCCAAGGGCGAGGTGATCTCAGGCGTTGCCTTACAGGAGCGTCGCGAACTCGCTGATATCACGCATTTCCAGTACTACGACAACCAGACCCATTCCATCGCCTTTGGCGGCCGGATCATGCTCGAGTGGTTCCCGCTCATCTACTCCACCGAACGCATGCAACGCATCATCGGTGAAGATGGCATGCCGGCCTTGGTGAAGATCAACGAGAAGACCGCCGATGGAGTCAAGAACGATCTGACCGTGGGCGAATACGACATCGTCATGGATACCGGTCCCGGTTATGACACCAAGCGCCAGGAAGGGGCCGAGGCCATGATCGACTTGCTCAAGACTCCCTTGGGCGAACCGATCGCCAAAGTGGGCGCCGATCTGATCGTGCGCAACATGGACTTTGCGGGGGCTTCGGATCTCGCAGACCGTTTGGTTCCCTTGAACCCCGAGGCCATGAACAAGGCGATTTCGGAACTGCCGAAGCAGGGCCAAGCCATTGTGGCGGCCATGCAGCAGCAGTTGCAGCAGACTCAACAGGCGCTCCAGGAAGCGCAGTTGGAGTTGAAGTACAAGACCAGCGTGGAGAAGGGCTGGATGCAAGTCGAGCGCGAGAAGACCCATGTCAAGGCCGAAGTGGACACGCGCAACAAACATACGGACGCACTCGTCAAGAAGCATTCGGACGAAGTGGGTTACGACAAGGCCATCAACGTGGCCGAGATCAACGCGGGGGCGAAGCTGATCGACTCCAACCAGGACCGCACACATGAGAAGGAACTCGCCAAGATGACCGCCGAAGCGGCCGAGAAGGCCGAAAGTCGGGCCAATGGCGCCCACTGAGCTTCAGGTATTGCGCAACCAGGTGGCCGCTGAAGAAGCCAAGATGTTGGAGATCCGAAAGGATGTCTCTCGACACTTGGAATTGAAATCCCAACAGGATGCGGTCAAGAAAGCCCGGGCCGAACTGCAAGCTTACGAGAGCGCCCATGGGTCAGGTTGAGGATTGGTTCTGGGACATCTGTACCGACCGTTGGTACCCCTTTCATCATCACCCCCACCGAAAGGCGAGGCCCCGTGCGCCCGTCCTATTCGGTTTCACGATCAAGGAAACACACATGGCCACCATTGCAGGCGTCACGCTTCCCGTTGTTGATATCACCCTCACCTTGCCGACTGAGCGCAAGGATGGCACGGCACTCAACCTCAATGAGATTCAGTCCGCGACCATCCTGCGCGATCCCGGTACCGGGGTGGCTACGCTCACCACGTTGAATGGGCCGTTCAATGGCAGTACGGCGACCTTTACGGATGTCGCCCCGGCCTCCGGGTCGGATGTGTACAGCTTCTTCGTTACCGACACCGCTGGAACCCAAGGTGACACCAGTGCACCGGTTTCCGTGACGGTGGTGGGTCAGCAGAGTTTGGCCCCGCCGGCTGCGGGCACCCTGACTGCGGTGGCGCGTCAACCAGATGCCGGTGGTTCGAACCCGAGTCCGAATGTGACCACGAGTTCGACGCAGGTCGGCAAGTAAGAGGTGCGTCCCGGGCGCGGTTGCTATTTAGGGCAACTGGCCACGTCGCATTGATAGTTCCCGCTGTCATTGAAGACAGCCCGAGTACGCTGATTCCCATTTTACCCGCCCGCAAGGGCAATAGCACTATGGAGTGAGTTATGGCTGTAGTTGTCGTTGACCGTCAGACCCAGATTGACCAGGCGTTGGGCAAAGAGATTGAAGCCCAGCCCCGAGTTGATGATGTGGAACTCCCTCGAGATCGACGGGGGCGATTTGCCGGCAACGATGACAAGCCAAAGGACGAGAAGCCTACGGAGGCGAAGGCTGAGGAGAAGCCGAAAGCGACGAAGGTCGAAAATGAGTCCGATCTGTCTGATGAGGACTTTGCCGCGCTGACTGAAAAGCAGCAACGCACCGTCAACAAGAAGCATCGGGCGATGAAAGAGGCTGACGAGTTCGCGGAGGAGCAGTATCGCGAGCGACGTGCGGCAGAGCGTAGGGCAGAGGAGTTGGAGAGCCGGCTAAAGGCTCTGGAAGAGAAGGGTAAGCCCGCCCCGGCCGAAGCGAAAGAGCCGGACCCGAAAGACTTTACGAACGAGAAGGGCGAATTTGACGCCTTCGGATATGCGAAAGCGCTGGCCAAGTTCTCCGCCGAAGAGGCGGTGAAGGCCGATCGCAAAGAGCAGGAGAAAGCTCAGAAGGAAGCGGCCGAAGCACGCAGTTACCAGGAGTACCTGGGACGCGTGAAGGAATCGGCCAAGGGCATCGAGGACTGGAATGAGATCTGTGAAGGTGCGGCTGACTTGAATGTCAGCGGTGCACTCACCGGTTACATCCGCGAGTCTGAAGCCCCCGCGCCCCTCTTGGCACACTTTGCACGCAATCCGGATGAGTTGGAACGCCTGAACGCACTGCCGACCATCAAGGCAATCCGTGAGATTGCCAAACTCGAACTGACACTGACTGCCCCGAAGGAAAAGGTGCTCCCCAAAGAGGACACCGCACCCAAGGGCAAACCCCGCGCACCCGACCCCATTGCCCCCCTCTCGAATGCTTCCGGGAATGTCCGCAAAGACCCACGGGACATGAGCACCAAAGAGCATATCGATGACGAGTACCGACAGGCCCGAGAGGCCCACTCCACTCGCAAGCGGCACTGATTTTTAGGGGGCGCTCCACCCTTTTAGGAGCATATTTCCTTGGCCAATCAATTGCTGACGATCAGCATGATCACCAACCGGGCCTTGCCTGTGTTGAGTAATCAGCTGGTCCTGACGGATAAATTCAACCGTCAATACTCCGACGAATACGCGCGCAAAGACGCGCTCATCGGCGCCACCGTCAACGTCCGAAAACCGCCTCGCTACTTCGGCACGTTCGGTCCCGCACTGAATGTCGAGCCCAGTGTCGAGACCTACGTTCCGGTATCCCTGAAGTATCAATTCCACGTTGATATTCAGTTCAACACCGTGAACATGCTCTTGGACATCGCCGAGTTCAAAGAGCGCTTCATCAAGCCCGCCACTGCCGCCATCGCCAATCGCATGGATTCGGACGGGGCGTACTTCGCATTTCAGAACACGGCCATTACGCAGGGGACTTTTGGAGTAGCGCCTACAGCGTTCAAGTCCTTCAGCGACACGCGCGCCATCTTGCGCTTTGAAGGATCGCCGAAGGGCATGACACCCGATGCGGTGCTCGATCCGCTCTCCATGAGCTCCATGGCCGATGCGCTGAAAGGCCTGTTCAATCCCCAAGCCCGAATCGGGGAGATCTACGAAACCGGCGAAGTGGCCCGTAAGACGGCCGGCTTCAACTGGTTTGAGGATGAGAACATCCCGATCTTCACAACCGGTGCGGGCGGCGGTTCGCCGACGCTGGCGGGCGTGACGGCCGCCACAGGCGGATCGTTCCTGCTGTCTACCGGCTGGGCCCAACAGGGCATCATGAAGACTTCCGGTTGGACCTCATCCGCCAATCCGCGCGTGACGGTGGGCGATGTGATCCAGGTCGCCGGACTCTTCCCGGTGAACCCACAGAACCGTGGCCAGTACGGCAAGACCACCAAGCAGTTTGTGGTCGTGCCTCCGGGTGGTTATGCGCCGATCAACGGTGCAGCAGCCCCAGGTGGGCCGAGTTTCGCAGCCGCGACACTCACCAACGGCACCTTCAATGCCACCACGGGTGTTTACAGCTCCACTTCCGGTGGACTGCTCGATCTCACAGTCAAGGAATGCGCCATCACTGGAGGTCAGTTCCAGAACTGTGTGGCTTCGAGTGCCTTCACTGGTACCCCAGCCCTTACCGTCAATGGCGGTGCTGCCGCAGGCACTCAGAGCCCGCAGAACCTCTTGTTCTTCCGGGATGCGTACGCCATGGCCTTTGCGGATCTGCCGCTGCCACGGACCGCAGTGGAGGCCTCACGGGCCTATGACGAAGACCTGGGTCTCGCGATCCGTATTGCGACTCAGTACACCATCAACAATGACGCAGAGCCCACGAGAATGGACGTGCTTTACGGGTTTGACAGCCTGTACACGCAGCTCGGCGCCCGGCTGGCGGGGTAATCAGACATGGCAAATCCAACTGTCACCAACGTTGACGGCACGAACTCGGGCCCGAACGTTACTCTCCTGCCGGACACGATCCAGTTGCCCACGGGCAATATCTGGAAGTCCGGTCTCTTCACCATCACCTTGTCTCCAGCCCAGGTCAACACCGTCACCGCAGCGGAGCAGACGTTCACTGCCACCGGTATCGGCCTTCAGGTGGGCGATTACGTGTCCGTGACCTGTACGGCCCCTACAGCCGGTGTGGGCATCGTCAATGCGAGTGTGAGTGCAGCCGATGCACTGACGATTCAGTTTGTGAATCCCACCGCCGGCAACCTCACACCGACCGCGAGCACGCCATACCTGGTGTATGTCGTTCGTCCGCAGCCGTTGTGGACGGCACCGGCCAGCGAGCCTCAGCTGGACTGGTAATTACTTCCTCATGAGGGGCGCCCACGGCCCCTCTCTCTTTGGAGACAATGCATGTCAGGTTCCCAACTCTCGCGTGGCAATCTGCTGGTGGATACCGTCTTTGGTCTCAACATCACCCCACCCGCATCCATCGTGACTACGGCCGCCACGGCCGGTAATTACACCGTTCAGGGTCTTCTGGTAGGAGATTTGGTGCAGCCGTATTTTACCAGCGCCGTCACCACCTATTCGATGGTGAATGCCTGGGTCTCGGCGGCAAACACCCTCACGATTTACTTCAGCAGTGAAACCGGCTCGACAGTCAGTTCCGCCGCCGCCGTCAACATTGTGGTCAATTGGCAGCGATACGAGGGTCAAGCCTTCGGGGCATTACCGACCAACGCGCTGTAAGGAGACACCATGGCCGCGCGTCCGTACTTTCTGCTCTCTGCCGCTACCACCAATCTCACCAACCTAGGCAACTGCAATCTGGCCGGCGGCTATGTCATCAACACCAATGCCGCGACCCGCTATATCAAGTTCTACAGTGTGACCCAGACAGGAGCCGTTCCGGTCGTCGGGACTACCGTTCCTTTCCTGACCGTGCTCCTGACGGCCAGTGTGGGAACGACTCTCGATAACGTGGTGCCTGACTGGCAGTGCTTGCAGTCCTCCGGCCCCTTGTGGTTTGCGACCACGACGGGCGTGGCTTTCAGTGATACCGCCGCGGTGGGAGCAGGGGATTTGTATATCCATCTGGCTCTCGAAGGGCCCTGATGGCAACGACGATCCTCACGACCACGGCGCAGACCATCATCAAGGCGGCGCTGCGGCGGATCAACTCGTATCAAAGTGGGGAGCAGATTGCCGCTCCCGATGCGAATGACTGTTTGGAAGCGCTGAATGATCTCTTGGACTCCTGGTCCACAGATCACGCCTACGTCTATGCCTCACCCGAGAACATCTTCAACTTCACGGCGAACAAGTATCAGTACACGATTGGTCCCGGAGGTGATTTCCAAGTTGATGCCGTGACAGGCGCCGGAGTAGACCGGCCGTTGAGAATCACGAGTGCCTATACTAGTTTCTCGGGCCTCGATTTCATCATGGACACCGATTGGGATGAGCAAACATACAACTCATTCCTGCTGAAGAATCAGCCGGCCCCATGGCCTTTGGGCCTGTGGTACAACCCAACGTTCCCCTTGGGCTTGCTCAATTTCTATCCTGCCCCTTCGGATGGAGCGGAACTGCATCTCTTCACGGATCAGATCTTCACTCAGTTTCTGACACTCACGCAGGTGGTGAATCTGCCGCGCGGTTACAACAGGGCATTGAAATGGGCATTGGCGAAGGAACTCTGCGCCGAATACGGATTCCCGCTATCCAAAGAAATTGAAGTGAACGGCAATGAAGCGATTGCCATGGTGAAGTCTCTGAATCAAGTACCAGCCCGCGTCAGCTTGATCGATGAGCGTTTACCGCAAGGCAATCGTACCGATGCGAGCTGGATTCTGACAGGAGGATTTCGATAATGGCGGCTCCGGCGTCTTCTGCGCGATCTCCCTTGCAGTCTGAAATGGGCATTACCTTGCAAAATACGGGTATTGCGCCGGTTTCGACCGATCTGCCATCGGTAGCCCAGTATCAAGTTGGTACAGACGCTTATACGACCGATTTAGGGCCCGTTTATAGCAATGGTGTTGCGTGGGTGCCCTATGCCAATACGGCCTCCTTGGCCGCGGCTGGAGTCCCTCAAGATGGGGTGACCGACGCCACCGCGGCTTTCACCACTTTGTTGTCAAAGATCGGAACGACAGCGACGAATCTCGTGATCAGCGGTCCGGTTGCAATCAGCTCGCTCACTATTCCGTCGAATATACAACTCACCTTCTGGGGCGGCCTGATCAAGCCCACTGGAACCGTCACCATTAATGGCGCGATCAATGCAGGGGCGTGGCAGATATTCGATTTGTCAGCCGGAGGTTCAATCACAGGCACACCATTGAATCAGTTCTGTTATGACGAATGGTTTGGCGCGAAATCAGATGGAACAACCGATTGCACGGCCGCTATGAATGCCTGTCGTGCCTTTGCCCACGGCGCAGGCGACATTGATATTCGTCAATTGGCCGGAACTTATCTCATCACGGGTACCGTATTTGGGATCGGCAGCAGCGCTCAATCCGCGACAGCACCAAGTTGTTATGGGGTGGGAAAGAAGCGTACTTTCTGGAGCTATCCAGGGGTTGCGACTGGATTGAAGTTTGTCGGCGGTTCCGGCTTACAACAGGGTTGTATTTACGTCGGTATCTCCTTTAAAGGCGATGCCAACAGCATCGGTATCATGCCCGCCGGAGTCTGCGGCTTTAAGTTCATCCGCTGTGGGTTTGAAGATAACCTCGTTGGGATTCAGCCGCATAATGAAGCGGCCTCGACCTTCACCGAATATGTTGAGGCCCAGGATTGTGACTTTCGAGTCAGTTGTTTGACCGCAATTCAATATAAGGTCACCTCGGGCACCAATTCTTTCAACGGAACCGGGCTCAACAATCGTTGTACGGTCAATATTCCCAGCGGCGGAACCGCTATTTCGATCGGATCTGGGTGCAAGCCTTATCTCGCAGCTTTGGATGCTCAGTTCTGGACCAATGGGAGCACTGCAACCCTGATAGCCAATGCGAGCACACTGCCCTGTTCATTCATTGGGAAACTAACCTTCGAGCAGAACTCCGGCAGTTTGACGCTGGGCGCCACGAATACCGTCTATTTCGATGGTCCCGTGGCCGGCACAGGCGACAGTGTATCCGCCGGCACGTTTATTCGAGGGGCCGCGGGAGTTATTTTTTCTGACAGCACTGTATTGAATGCTGGTAGTCAGACCGGCTTCAAGGGAACGATTACCACGGGCGCTAATACCATCACATCTGCCGCAAAGACACGCACCCGCTTGGTTCATTTGCAGTTGGCCGGGACTAACTATGACTTCCGTTACCTGCTACTGGTGAATCACAACGGCTATGGCGCTGCTGGCTATGCCTCGCAGTTGTGGTCCCAGAACGTCAACAACACCGCAGGCTATGGCGGTGGAACGTTCAGCGTGAGCACCTCGGGGGATCTGATCATCACGAATGCGGGTTACCCGGCGAGCGGGGTGACTTGGGCGGCCTATGAAATGGGTATTGATATGGGCGCTCTACCGGGGACGAAACAGGTGCAGTTCTAATGCCACAAGCCAACAGTGACTGGGGGTTCGTCGGTGAGTCCTATACCGCTCCCGATCCCTATCAGGACCGCCAGGAAACGATCAACTGGTATCCGGAAGTATCCGTGGACAAGATGAAGAGTTCTAAAACGGTTGTAGCTCTCTTGGGCTGTCCCGGGCTAGTTCAGGTCGCGAGCGTTCAAGGGTTGTGAAGGTCAGCTTCATACGGCCGTTGGGAACGGTTCCGCAAACGCCCGCGGCGGTTCAAGGCGTCGTGGCCACCGTCATCAGCTCGACGGAAATTGATCTGACTTGGACGGCGATCGCAGGGGCGCAGAACTATACCGTGCGCATCTTCGGTAATCCGGTGGTGACCCTTCCGGTAACCAATGCGCAGTTCACTCAGCTGGCACCACAGACTCAGTACAGTTTCACGGTCGCGGCCATTAATACCTTCGGGGAGGGTCAACAATCCACGCCCGTACTTGCGACGACGCAAGCGGCGCTCCAGCCTCCGGATCAGGTTATGGGCGTCGTCACCAATCCGGTATCGACCAGTGAAATCGATCTGTCCTGGGGGAATACGGCCCGAGCGACCAATTACATCGTCCAGCGAAACGGTATCAATATCACGACAGTCACGGGACTGACTTTCAATGATACGGGTCTGACGCAAGCCACGACGTATCAATACAACATCATCGCAACCAACAATGCAGGTAACGGACTTCCGTCTGCTAATGCATTTGGGACCACGTTGGCCGCTGAAAGTGGAACGCAGATGAAGTGGACCGGTAATACCGGTTGGTGGATGGGATCCAATGCAGTATTGACCAATGGTCGTGCGTGGAATGATGTGCATTTCACGCCAGAATATAGCGATTTGGATACATCCTCGGCGGCTACTATCGGTTATCGGATGTTCGTAACGTTTGCTCACATCGACCCCAACAATGCAAATGGAGTCGATGCCAACTACCACTGGGCCGATATCGATGCGGCTATGGCTAGAATCGCACCTAGGAAGTTTGCCATTCAATACAACCTTGGCGTGTTCAATAACTCAACACCCGCCCGGCCCAATGGTTCGACCGACACTATACCTTCCTACATGTTGAACAATACAGGCACCTACGGACCGGGGTTCCCGAGCGGCGATCCGACCGGACAGGGCGGCTATTACGAGCAACAGACTGGCGGCTATTGCGCCAATATCACCAATGCCAATGTCCGCGCTCAGGTCATCAATAGCATTCAAGCGATGGCCCGTCGGTATGATGGGAACCCTCAGTTTGCTTTCATAGGACTGTGCGAAGACTCCAACATGATTCCGCTGTCCTCGACGGGATTGAGTGGTCAGTTCAGAGCGGCTTGGATGTCGGTCTATCAGGCCATGCGAACCGCATTCACTCAAACCCCCACCTACGCCCAAGCCACTTTCCAGTTTGACGGCCAGCAAAGTGAGACCGTCTGTGAGGACATGGTCGCCCGAGGGGTACTGCAGGGAACAGCCGATACTTACGGGGCGCGATATATCGGCGGCATTTTCACCGGCAGCATTTCTGGAACGACGCTCACGGTCACAGCGGTCTCTAACGGCACGATCTATACCAATCGAGGGATCGATGACCTCACCGGCAATCTCGCGGCCGGCCAACGTATCGTGAGCCAGTTGAGCGGCACGACAGGAGGGGTCGGTACCTACCAAGTCAGCATCTCGCAAACCGTCGCCAGTGAGTCCATGTACGGGGTGATCACTTCTTCGCCGCCGTACAACGGCATGCAGTGGGGATTCAACTGCTTCACCGGCACGCCCTTCAGTGTGGGCGGTACACCGGTGACGGGAATCCTCGACCGGCGTCCGCAGTCTCGCGCGATTATCGATGTGCAGGATAGTAGTGCCGATCAGGTGCGCACGCAGAATGTCGCTGACTTGGCGCTGGCATTGAACCTCGGTTGGGGTGCGGCGGTGTGTTTCTTCAGCCACATCACGGGTCGAACTGGCTCAGCGGCGTGGGCAAACTGGAACACGGCGATGCCGTTGTTCGCCAGCAATCCCCTGACGAATAATTCTTATCCGACCAATTTACCGCAATGAGCGGTGCATGGACCGGTCTCAATAGTGTCGGGACCCCTTTTGAGTTCAACGCGGTTGCTTCGGGCTCCATTGGCTATCCCAGTGGGACTGCGGCGGGAAAGATTCTATTCTGCGCCTATCACGCAGGCCCGACCGGACAAGCAGCCCCGACGCTGGCGGATACGGATTTCCAGCTAATCGTCAGTCGCACGACGAACGCCAGCAGTTACCTATTCTGGAAAGTAGCGACGGGGTCCGAAGGCAGCACCATGTTGGTGACACGCCCGACCAATAGTGGTCAGGCGTATGCCGAGATGTGCTGCTTTGATGGGGGTCCGAGCACGATTACCGGCAATGTACATGCCACGAATACGGCAGGACTCGGGGTCACTACGGGTCTCGGCTATCCGAGTCTCACGATCACGCAACCTGGTTGTCTCGTGGTCGTGACGGGGTGTAAGCCGGCCAATTGTTCTGGATTCAATGTACCGAGCCCCTTTGATGCGGAAATCGACGAACAGCATTCAGCGGCCGGAATGTGCATGGTCTGGGATTACAAGATTCAGACCACGGCCACCAACATCACGGCAGGTACCTGGACCATCTCGAGTGATGCGTCTGCCTCGCGCAATGCCGTGATTGCCGCGCTGTTACCGGGAGTGCCTGACCCGCAGGCCCTCTTGAGCTGGCCCAAACAGACATTCGTGTCCGAAACCATCGTTCAGTTTTAATCAACCGGCCCATTGGGCCAATTACTTGGAGTGATTGATATGGCTCAGGGTTTAGGCTATTTGGTCAGTTTGGCGCCTACGGCCTTCACCAACGTGTCGTCAACCATTTTTCAGTTGACCGCCGCTGCAGGAAGTCCGTTTGGCATTCATCGCATTCAGTTGCAGAGCAACCAAACCGGTTCCACGCAGGCGATTTTGCAGGTGCAGATGGTCATTGCATCCGCTACGGGTTCCGGTGGCACCACCACTTCCATCACGCCGCGGGCCATCATTCGCAAGAATACGACCTCCGCGGCCACGACGGCGATTTCCGGGTATACGACTCCCGGTGCCGTCTCGGTGGTGCTGGATAACTGGCAGTGGAACGGTGCCAATCCGATGGATATCGTGAATGGCAAGGACATTCTGATCCCGGAAATTGCGGCTGGTCAGATCTGGGCGTTGAACTTCCTCACCGCACCGGGAACACCGACGATCTCGGGTTCGATCTCCATCGAAGAGTTCTAAGTGGCCGATCCGACTATCAATCAACCACCCAAGGCTGAGGTGGTGGATAACGGTACTCGGATCGTCACTTCCCGGGGCCGCAATGTCTGGCTCATTTTATTGGGCACGGCTGCGGCCGCCACACCGAACTTTGTTCATTACAAGCCCAACACGGATGTTTATGAATCGCAAACCTTCATTCAGCCGTGGAGTTTCAAGTCCCGGCTGATCCTGAATGCCTATCCCACGGATATTGTTTCGGGATGGGATAACTTCATCGGCAGTGGAGAGCCGGAACCTCCATTCATTCAGGCGCAAAAAGGATCGCTGCCGGTCGTTCTGACTCAGAACGTACCGTATAACCCCGCTCAAGATATCCAGCGGGTCAAGCGATCCACTCATGTTGATCCGCCACAGGAGTTCATTCAGCCGCAGCGATCGGTGCTTCAGACCTCGCTGCGACCGAATCCTCCGCCGGCAGGAGATCTGACGACCCTACGGCGCAAACCGGCCGTCTTTGAAGAGGCGAGGGTATTTGATTGGCCGAACAAACCCTCGTGGTTTGTCACGCTGCTACCGACCGAAGCGCCGCTGCCACCGCCTCCGGTCCCGCCTCCGCCCACCCCGTGGCCACCGCCCTCGACGGTCACGAACCTGCCCGGACGTGGGGCGTGGGAACTGCCGGGAGGCCAGCAGGCGATCTGGGTCTTTGGGAACGGCGCATTCCTCATGACCGTGAAGACGGCCGCCAGTGCGTATACGCCAGCGACGTTTGCCATGAAGCGGGTGGGTACGCTCTCCACCTCGAGCGGACCGGTGGGGATTCGAGACAACGGTGCGGGTGGGTATGTGGTGATTGTGGATGGTCCGAATGGGTACCTCTACAACATCAAAACGCAGAAGTTCACTCAGATCAGCGACCCTGCTTTCCTAGGGGCGGACAAGGTGGCGTTCATCGATGGCTGGTGGATCTTCAATCAGCCGGGGACTCAGGTGTTCTATACGCCGAAGTCCACCTACAGCATCGAGTTTGATGCGAGCTTCTTTGCACTCGCCGATGCCGCGACTGACAAGCTCGTGACCTTGATGGAGAACAAGGAAGAGCTGTGGTTGATCTGCGAGAAGCATACGGAGATCTGGTACGACGCCGGGGGTCAGTTCTTTGGCTTCCAGCGCCTGGTTTCCACCATGCTCCAGGTGGGCTGTTCGGCTCCGCATTCCTTGACGCGGTTCAATGATGCGGGACAGGACGGATTGATCTGGTTTGGCCGCTCGGATCGCGGTGAAAATGTCGTCATCCGCACCCGGGGGTTTGAAGCTCAAGTGGTGAGCACGCCTGCGGTCTCGGATGAGATCGCGACCTATGCGTATGTCGCCGATGCGATCGGTTACACGTATCAGGAAGATGGACACGAATTCTATGTCCTGACCTTCCCTAGTGCGGATAAGACATGGTGTTTCGATGGGTCCACGGAGATGTGGCACAAACGCGCATCCTACGATCCGTATACCGACAGCTTCCACCGCCATCGATCCAACTGCTTCCTGAACTTCCAGAATCAAAGATTGGTGGGGGACTATCAAAATGGATCGGTCTATCAGATGACGCGCAATGCCTTCACGGATGCGGGTTGGCCATTACTGGCTTTGCGTCGCACCCCGCACATCTGGGACGGCGGAGCCCGCGAGCGGGTCTATATGGGCTCGCTGCAGATCGAATTCGCCCCCGGCGTGGGTAATCAGAGCGGTACGGGATACGACCCACAGGTGTACCTGAAGACTTCTCGGGATGGAGGCCAGACCTGGAGTCAGATGTTCGCCCGCAGTTTGGGGAAAGTCGGCAATTACTTAAATCGGGTGATCTGGCGCAAGTTGGCTTTCACCCGTGATGGAGTGATGGAAGTGCGAGTGATTGATCCGGTCAAGCGCGACATTGTCGGTGCGAATCTGAAACGAGCAGCAAAATGAGAGAACACTGGCTGGTGAACGGACAACTGCATACGACCCGTGGCATCAAAGATCCGGCCATGCTCGAACGTCGTGAAGGCTGGGTAGATGAGACCAACGGCCAGAAAACTCACTGGATCGAGTTCTGGGAGAACGACGAACTCGTTCACCGCTCTGTGTGGGTAGGGGCGACCGATGGCGAATAGTCAAGCCTTCTGCTCGAGTGCCAAAGTCGAATACATGACGGGTGTCCACGTGCTCGGCACGGATACGCTGAAAGCAGCGCTCTACGTGACGACGGCTTCCCTGGGAGCCTCCACAACAGTCTATAGCGCCACAGGTGAGGTAGCAGGCACGAACTATACCGCCGGAGGGATCACGGTTACGAGCGGCGCCGCGCCTTCCTTGAGTGGCACTACGGCTATTTTCACCCCCACGGCCAATTTCATCTGGACGACGGTGACGCTTTCGACCGCTTTTGATGCGGTGCTGGTTTACAACTCGAGCAAGTCGAACAAAGCTCTCTCGGTCCACACTTTCAGCGCTCAGACCGTGACGGCAGGTAATTTCAGCTTGTCCATGCCTGTCAATGCGCCGGGCACTGCGTTGATTCAGATTGCATGAGAGTTATCGTTGTTCCGCGCAACATCGTTACAGGTGGTGTGCCAAATCCGCCCACCCAGTTTCTGTTGGTCCAGCAGGGCGGCACAAACAACGCGAGTTCACCGGTCACCAATAGCCAGAAGCATAACTGGGCCGCCCCGATCGGAGGGCCATCTGTATCAGGCTATCGGCTGTATCAGAGTAAGAATGGCGGTGCCTTTACGCAGATCGGGGGTGATTTGTCGAATACGACCTTCACGTATACCGACACATCGTGCACGAACAGTAACGATCCGAACTACCAAGCATTTCTGGATTCCTACGCCTATCGGCTCACTGCGTTCAATGGGGCTGGCGAAAGTACGCCGGTCACGCCGAAGTGCTATTTCTACCAAGGCGGTGTGTCCAATTGCTCGAACGGCTCGTTTTCATTCGGTATTCCGCCGGCCTCCGAGGTGTGGGGCGCCACGATGGATGGTCGGACGTGTTACCAGTTCAACTTTAACGGCGGTGGCGCTCAGCCCATTTCTCAGCAACCGCTGGCCGGGGGATTCGATCTCGTCATTGGCATGGGCTACACGAATTTCATCATCGATATCGATCCGGGCACGGTGCTGAGCCAGAACATCTCCATTTCAGATCATGCGGCTCGTACCCCACTGGGGGACTCGTTTGGTTGGTTGAGTCCCATCGAGCTCAATGATGGATCTACGACCTATGGGCCCGTTCCTATAGCCAGTACGTGGGCGAGCTATGTCATTCCAACCGTCAAGCTGGGCTGGGGATCGGGGACCTTCCAAGGCTCCATCACCAATGGCGTGCTGACCGTCACCTCATTGGGAACCTGTCCCAACAT